TAGCTGTTGCTGGGTTCAAGGACCGACCGACTGTTGTGGAGTTCTCGCGCGTAGACAACCCCGACATCTTTTTGAACGAAGAAGCTCCGACAGAAGAGGTCACGAGAGCTGCATTTATCGACATCTCGAACTTGATTGGTACTGCCGACCAAATCGTCGGGATGGGTACATTCGAGGCTAACCGCCTTGCTGTGTTCACCAAAGACCAAACATTAGTTTACATCATCGACCCTGATTTTGAGCAGTGGCAGCTAGATAGTCGTGCCAACCTTCGGATTGGTTGCGTATCGCACAACACGATTGCCAACTCTGGTTCTGACTTATTGTTCTGCTCACGCCGAGGCATCCACTCGATCATGCGATCAGAGCAAAATGGTGTTACGATTTCTGAAGCATCTTTGTCTGACGAAGTAGAGCCTCTTTATCAAGAGCTCGTACGCACAACACCTGACCCCGAAACTATATCTGCGGTATTTGACCCAGATACGCTTACGTACCACGTCTTCTTTCCCCGTCCAGGCGGTTCGAACACTGTCCGTCTGAGTATGAATTTTCGTGCAGGCTATGAGAGTGTAAACTTCCAGCTTGGCGACACACTGTTACCACGTTGCGGAACCTTTTTAGGTGGTCGTTTAATGTTCGGCACTTCCGATGGAGTTTACGAGGCAACTAAACGTACGTTCATTCAAGACACAGGTCGGTCTGATTTAAGGCGATCTCCGATGATAGCCGAGACGCCTGTGCTATGGCTAGGCGACTTCCTTGGTACGAAGAGGTCTCACACTTTCATTGTGCAAGCTACGGGTACGGGTCGCTTCTTCATTGACTTCACAGATGAAGTTGGCGGTGACATGGCCTCGATAGAAGTCAACCTCGACAGGATTGAGGGTGACGAGAACTGGGGGGACGCGCCTCTAAACCATGACTACTCCTTCCCATTTAACCACATTTTCCGAGGCGTTCGAATGAGATTTCGCACCGATGAAAAAGACACGAAGAGCGAAGTGACGGTGATTAGCTTTGCATTCTTGAACCATAAGGACAAATAAGAATGGCTCGTTTAAAAGTATTATACCCTGGCAACCACACCAGCTCATCTAACATTGGTGCCGACATTGAGAACATTGTTCGTTACCTAAACTCTGCGGAGGTTGGTGACTTCACACTATCCGAGCTTTTGAGTGTTATGTTCGACAACAACGGAACCTTGGTTGCACCAATTGATTTGCGTAACGATGCTGTCAACGGCCTTCAGTACCGTGCAGGCGTCTATACCGAGCTTGAAGATGGATGGAAAACTATCGCGACTTCTGCTGATTTGCGCGGCACATCTGGATCAGACGTTGCCACAATCGGCGCTCCACTTTTCTCAGCGCGTACAGACTTAGTTATAAATAGCGCTGACGCAAACGGAGTTATAGCCAATCCTACTGGTGCTACCACTTTCAATTTCTTGCACGAAGATACTGACGCTATTGTTGTGTATTTGAACGGTGGCTTGCAGGCGGCTGACAGCTACTCATCTAGCGCAGCCGCGAACACGGTAACGCTTTCTAATGCTACGGACGCTGATGATCTTGTAACGATCTATAAAGTGCAGTCTTCAAACGACAGTGGGTTCGTTCGTGAGGATGTAGTCTCCGGTGCGTCTCAAGCGGTGTTCCCTTTTGTCCACACGGAGGATCAGAAAGTTCTAGTATCACGAAACGGCGTTTTGCAGCGTGAGGGTGGTACGAATGACTACACAACTCAGCCAGCAAATTCGACGATAACTTTTACGTCAGCGATGGTCTCAGGCGATTTAATTACGCTCATGATTGTTGAGGACACTTCACAGGTTCGTGTCAGTGGTCTTATGACTGAGGACAAGTTTACTGATGCAAACGGCTTTGTCCCTTACTCTAAGCTGGCTATTTCTGACCAAGAAATTCCACAATCTAAAGTGGCTGGGATTACCAGCCTTTTGACTAACCGTGGTCGCGTTTACGTTTCTGCTTCTGAGCCTGTGACTGCTAACGCGGGTGACTTCTGGGTGGATACCGCGTCCTCACCGAACGTGCTTAAATTCTACAACGGTACGGGCTGGCTGCTTACCAGCCCCGACACGGGCATCCCTGCGTTCACAACCACGAACGCCCTTCAGTTCTTGCGGGTGAACTCGACAGGTGGTGGCCTTGAGTTTTCTAGCATCGACTTTACTGCTGTTGTTCCCAAAACGTACATCGGTGCTGCTGATGGGGTTGCTGGCCTAGATGCTACAGGTCGCCTGCCTATCGCGCAGTTACCTGATACATTCGCCACTCGCAGCTTCTTTTACCAGAAAACAGGGTCAGTTCCAGATGGGTCATATGTTATTACGCGAGCCTTCAAGCAAAACGTACGCATCGACGCCGTAGCAGCCAAGACTGTATCTGGCACAGCCAACATCCAGCTAAAGATTAATGGCATCAACGCTGGCGATGTTATCCCGGTAAACTCAACTCTGACAGAGCAAAACCTGTCAGCTTCCATTGCCATCGACGCCACGACCACCTCTCGCGAGGTGGGTTTCGAGGTCACGTCAGCTAATAATGTAACTGACATCGAAGTCACCTTGGCAGCCGTCATCACCAATGTCTGACCTTAATCTCAGCCCACAAGAACAGAACATTGTCGATTACCACAACGGTTCGATGAGTTCTGGTCGTGTGGGCAGGGATGACCAAGGCAGACCTATGACAGTCTACTCTACAGGCATCAGGGTTGAGCGGGGTCCACACAAAGGTAAGTTTGTGTCGGTGCCAGGATGGGTGCCAAGCGTAAACGCAGACAGACCTTTGACCGAAGGCGAGGCTTTCGAACACTGGGAAGCTGAAATCAATGAGGGCAAGTGGCCCTTCTATGAAAGTGGCCCAGCGCTCAACTCGCGATCACAGGAGATACACACCATTATGGACAACGATCTAATCCACATTAACGAAGAAGAGAGCAAGATACTGGCTCCTAGCCTAACCCCCTCGCCGCAAAGAGAGATACCCACCATCAAGGGTGAGGAGGGCCACTTCAAGGCGTACGATCATCGCCAGTTGATGACCCACCTACCAAACAAGATGGGACCGGGCGCGGCGGCGGCTGGCCCTATGGGGACTTCGGGTATGCACTATGTTGACCGAGACGGCGAGTTGACGACCGGAATGCGCGGAGAAAAGACACCCGCTCACATCTCCAAAAACCAAGATACGCAGGAAAGTTTTCTTGCTTCTGAGATGTCTCGCAACTCTATGGAGCAATTACGCGCTTCGTTGCCTAGAAATGTCCAAGACAACTTGACGGGCGACATGCTCTTGGAGCTGGCAGACGACGGCAAGTACAGCTTGCTGGTGGGTGATAAGGACAGTGGTTACGTAGAACTTTCGTACGGACCAGATGATTACCAGGACGCTCTTTCTGATGTGAAGCGTGCGTACAACTACTCAGCCCAGACGGGTGACGCAAATATGGACGCTGGCTTCTTGGGCCGAGCCTCCTCTGCGTACAGGTACAACGGCTACACAGAAGCGTTGCTTCGCAAAACCGGAGAGGGTCGCCTTTCTGAGATAAAGTCCAACCCGTTTGCTTCTGAGGAAGACGTGCTTTCCGCTCTGGAAGAGATCGACGCCATGAATGATGAGGTCAGTCGGCAGAAAGGCCATGAGAAATCGAAGCAACTTTCGTTCTCAAAGCGCGTTCTGGACAGGGAGGCTAAAATGAGAGCCGCCAAGATGATGCAGTGAGGACGACAATAATGTCGCTTGAGGAATATAGTTCTAAAAAATAAAGGAGCCTGTGATGGCATTTAGTACAGAAATTTTTGGCCCGAACACCGGAACGTCTATTGCGGCACGTCGTGAAGCTGGATCAACAGAGCAGACAGCAGAAATGGGACGTGGTGGCGACAGCATGATGGTTCGCTCTTCACCGTTCACGATCAAGCTATTGCAAGACATCGGTGGCGCAGGCTCGTTTAACCCTGAGACGGGTATGCTTGAGTTCTACGACGTAGATGAAGCTGTAAAGAAAGCCTACGGTCAGTAATGATCCAGTATAGTGCCATTACTAAAGACGACGGCCCTGCTCTATGTGAGCTGGGCGCGTTGATGCACGAAGAAAGCTCGTACTCTGAGCTAGAGTTTAACCCCTCTAGGGTGATCGAGACCTTCAATGCCTATTTGGATAATGACACTAGAGCCTGCTTTATCGCCAGTGAAGATGGCAAGCCAGTCGGCTTGTACGCGGGATACATGAACAAATACTACTTTAGCGACGAGTACGTTGCGAACGACATAGCGTGGTTCGTCGTTAAGGAAAAACGCGGCACTCGCGTTGGTCTGCGACTTCTCGATATGTTCGAAGATTGGGCTAAAGAGAGAGGCGCGTCTGAAGTCAGGATAGGCTACAGCACCGACATAAACCCAAAGGCGTTTAATAGCCTGATGCAGAAGCGAGGCTACAATCTAGTCGGCGCAAACTACCGCTTGGAGAGATAGCAATGGCAACTTTTAACAGCTACATTTTTGGCTCTTTTTTAGACAGACGCTTGTTCGCAAAGGACGGCGGTGGCGACCCCGGTGATGACGACAACAACTCAAGCTCGGCCTCTAACGCAATGACGGTACAGGCTGGCGATACCCTTAGTCAGATTGCGCAGGCTAATAACACGACTGTTGACGCTATTGCTGCGGCCAACAATATTTCTGACGTTAATCAAATCCAAGCTGGCCAGAACTTGAGTATGCCTACGAGCAACACCAACTTCAACACAGTCAGCGATACAAACACCAGCGATAGCGCGGGTAGCAACACCACCCGTATGGACATTGCCAACAGCATTACCAAAAATGACGGCACGACCTACAAGGACGGCATTCTCTACAACGATAGTGACAACAGCCAAGTTACCTATACAACTCCATACCAGAACCTTGCGGATGCTTTTACGCCAAATGACGGCACGACCTACAACCAAGGACAGCTTGTTGACGGTAATGACAATACATTACGTCAAAACGTAGCTAACAGCATTACCGGACCAGACGGAATGGTGTACCAAGGCGGCAATCTATACAACGAAGGAGACGGTTCACTTGTTACTGATAACACTTCGTACCAAGACCTTACGAACCTCGTTACCCCGTTCGACGGCTCTATGTACGAAGACGGCCAACTGACACAAGGCACTGGCGCGTCAATCGGTACTGCATACATTCCCCCACCCCCGACAGATAATGACGATGATACGCCAGCCACAACTACAGCCACTACTACTGACACCACTACTGAAGTTGATACTGATACTACTGAAACTGAAACCGCTGAAACTGATACGACTGGCACTGATACGGTCGATTACACTGACTTGGTAGAAGTCCTTGAGAGCTTTACGCCTGGCGGTCAGAGCGTGACTTCTCTTCCCGATGAGTATCTCACACAGGAAGACCTTGAGAAATATCTAGCGAACCTTGATCTAGGCTCAAACGCCTATGACCCAGCAGCATTTCTTAATGCGTACGGGTTTGCCTTAGACGGAACGCAGAACAACCTGATTGCCAACACATCACCGTCTAGCGGTGTGTTCACACGCCGAGCTGTTAAGGATCGTGAAACTGGAGAAATACGGTACGTCAATGTGCCTGTTGGAAGTGGTGCTATCGACGGAAATAACGGAGCAAGCCAGTTCCGCCTCGACCGTCGCAACGGCTTTGCCTCTATGGTTTAGGAGACTACAAGATGTTCGATCTATTAATGGCTGGCACCTCTCTTTATAATGCGGTCAAATCAAACAACAGAGCTGACGGCGCAAACGATCAGCAGGCGGCATTAACTGCCGCTGAAGTTGCACGTAACGAAAAAATAATGGAGCTTTACGCGCAAGGCTCTTCCGAAATGCAGAATGCGATGAGAGGTGCTTTAGATAGTGCCGGAGACTTCGCGAACATTACGCCAGAAAACTTTGTTGCTCTCAGGAACTACTTCACCTCAGAGCGCAAGCAGGAAGACTTGCAGAACGAGAACGATGTCTACGCCGCAGACAATCGTGCCCGTGAGTTCGGTGCGAGTACCTTCGACATGGCCCCTAACATTGATCGGGTTGCGCAAAAGTTTATCGACGCTCGCATGGCGAACGCAGGCCGTGCCGTAGATGAAACTATGTCGCGTGGCCAAGCAGACTTGTACGCAAGGGGTATGGATAACAGTACGCTTGAGGTACAGCTCCGCAAGAGCGCTGCCGACCTAAAGGCGCAGGCTTACAACCAAGCCTTGCTAGACGGCACGAACGACGCACTTACGTACGTTAAAGGTGTGCAAG